CTACAGTATTCCACCCGCTTGCAAGGTGGCGTCGATGGACTTTAAGAAAACTAAATTAGAGGTTGATAGCGTTAACCCATCAGGCAAGTAAGCGATGTCTATTCTTAGCGTCGCTTTTTCCTCACTGTTAACTGGGCTCCTTGCTCGTTTTACAGCGTAAGTATTATCCACAATACTACCCGTTGCTGTTGCACCAAGACGCCACACATTAAGCGTCGCAACATTGCCCGCCGAATTATAGACGGTAGAGCCACTGATTTTTACCACCCGGTAATACATTTGCCCAGTATCGATAGCGCTGGGCGTTAGCCAGTTACCAGCAGCAAGCCATGAGCCCGGTGAAGGCAAGCCAGTCGATAAACCTCGAATGTGTATGCTCGAGCTGCCTAGCGTATCGGCGGCAGTAATAAGCCTAAAGATTCTGATTTGGGCTTCGAGATCAACATTATCCGCAACGTTAATGTCAGTGGCCGCAATGGAATCTGTGCTACCTGCTAGAGCATCGCCGTATACGTAATGCCAGCGAAGCCCCTGCATGTCACTTGGTGGCTGATATTCGCTGCTTATGACATCAGCGGTATCTTTATAGGCAAACACTTTGCCAATACTCTCCAGTGCAGAGCCGCCGGTTTTAACACCTTGGATTGGGCCAATCGATTCAAAGTTTGAACCACCTACTTTCACCCCTTGTATCGGCATGATTAACTACCAAGCCGCAAGATGTTTGTTTTAAAGTGGTCGAGCGCAATGTTTTGTGCGTCACGCACATCGTCAGCATCATAGGTCAGCGTAAACGTCGAGTTTCGGTTGCCATCGACATAAATTAATGGAATGGCTCGAGAGTTTTTGGCTTCGACATTAACCCAGTATTGTACCTGGTACTCCATCTCATAACGCTGGTCATCTAATCGAACAACATCGTCTTGAATTTCATCGTATTGCGTTAGGTTCGTCGTTACGTCATTTTTTGAGACATAAGCTAAGCCAACAATGGCAGCTTCAAAGGCCAGCCCGTGGTTGTCAGTGAACGCTAAAGTTTCTGTATACATTATAAATTTTCCTCGACTATGATCGCCATATTGCCACTGTTACTGGTATCCGCTACCTCTCTAATTTCGAGCAAGTGGATGCCCGGCCATAGATAAATAGAACTTAAACCGGTCCATAGGCCGTTATTAATTCGCCGCTCGAATAAGCCCGTTGAAACGGAAGCGCTTACCCATGCCCTGCTCTGCGTTCCGCCATCTTCGTAGAACGTAATGTTTTGGTTACCAAACTCGACTATAGCTTGGTCACCAAACTCAACGCGTAATGTTACGGTTCCGCTCAATATTACTTGAGGTGGTCCTGTTACACGCTGCCAAAACGTAACCCCATTAAGCTGAAGCGTGTTGATTTCAACACCATTACGCTGTGGGTTGCTAACATCAGAGCCGTTGAGTTGAAGTATGTTTGCCACATTAACTCCTACGTTGTAATGATGTTGAGCGTTTTGGTTGAGCTGTTCCAAGAGAGCTTAACGCCACCTCGCACTGAGCTCGTTGGCGCAGGTAAACGAGCGCCGTTAAACGTGCCACTCGTGATTTTTGATGCCGCTAAGTTAGGTATCCGGCCAGTTGAAAACGTACCGGTTGTGATATCGCTCGCACTGAGTGTTACATTGCCACTGCCATCGGGTGAAACTCCGTTAACAGTTTGAACGCCACCGCCGACGGCTGATACCGTTCCTGGTTGCATCCAAGCATCGCCTTCTTTTGGTGACGTTGGTGCGGTGTCTTGGATGAATCGTCCAACGGACTCGCCGGTCGGTTTATTGTTTGGCGAATATACTCGCTCACCTTGCTCCGTTAACTCGCCTAAAGTATTAAAGTCACCAGTAAACGTCACCTCCCCAGACGAGCTTTGCCAAAAACCCAATGATGGATCGGACTCAAAATGAAGAGACGGATACGCTTGCGAGCCCTCATTTAAACCTACAGGCCCTCGAGTGGTTCGATATAACTTACAACCGCCGTAGTAGCAAAGCCCTTGTGAAGCATCTGCGCGATTAAGAAGTAAGCGAACTCTGACGTATTTCACGCCACTGCCATCTGAGCCATCGTATGGTGTGTGAGATGTTGGAATGACTATTTGGCCAGTATCTTTGCGCCAGGTGGTCTCTGAAAACTTATTGCTCGCCACAAAATATGTGGTTCCATTATTGGTCGCGATAGGCTTTTTGTCTTTATCGAAACGCTCTATTCCAAAGTAATATCGATTGGCTCCATCACCTTTAACCCACATTTCACCAAATAGCCTTTCGCCAGGTTCAACCTCTAAGAAATCTGAATAGTGAGTTTGGTATGTGGTAACCCCTAATGCTTTCCCTCCAGCAAACCCAGAACCTATATCCGGCGTTACCGCCTTATTGTAGTTCGATCCACTTTCGCCATCACTTAAGTGCTCAGACTTATACTCAACCAAGTCTTGCCAATCCCAAATAACGTTGCCGCGATTTTCATTAACGCGAACAGGGACTGAGTTATTTGAGAGGATTCGTCCAAATGCCACGGTGCGACTTGAATAGTCTCCATAGTTGTCATCAACCCACTCGCGGCTCGCTATTTGATACCAAGCACTAGGGTCGTCATTGTAAAGGCTTCTGTGGTACAAAGCTTGACCGCCAGCGCTGTTCGTGTGCATGAACTGGAAAACTCTAACGTTCGATAATTTAAACGTCACCACAGTGCCATACCCTATCGGGTAATCGGAGTTCGCGCCACCAACGCTGGATATTGAAACACCATTCGGCCAAAGTGACGCGCTGTCAGCGGCTGAAATGTTGCTCGCGATGGCTGGCGTGTATTCTTCTTGAGAATGAGTGTGCTGCTCTTGAGCTGCTCCAACATCCTGATAATCGATATCAACGTTACCATTGGCGTCTGGTTGCTTGTTGTTAACTGATTCGACGGTACCGCCACCTGCGCCTCCAACAGCGCCTGGCTTCATCCACACATCGCCCTCAACTGGGCTGTCAGGCATCGCATCTTGAATAAACCGACCTGCTTCCGCGCCAGTATGCCCATGCTCTTTATTCGCCGCACCAAAGTCACCTGCATTTGGCGCCCTAAGCGTCGTCACATCATCACTAACAGCAGCTGATTCACCCGCCCGATTGACTGCAGTGATCCAATAGTAATATTTGGTTGATGGTTTTAAATCAGTTGCAACGGCATTCACGCCTCGAGCAAACGGGTTAGCTGGTTGCTGAGCAGTTTCACTAATGTAAAACTGAAGCGATTCATCCACACTCCAGCCATGGCTTAAGCTTGCTGAGAGTTCAATGGAGTTATGAGTGACTTTTGGAATGGGTGTGATTGGGCTGTCAGGCTCGTAAATGGAAATTGTTGATGTGTGAGAGCCTGCGGCATTTCTGCCATTGGCAACGCCGGTTATCACCAGCTCATAAGTGCCTTTTTCAAGACCGGTCACCACAATCTGATTCGAGCCTGTGGTTCCGGTGAATGAGGTTTCTTCAGCGTCTGAATCAACATACACCTCAAAGCTCACATCGGCATTCGCTTCGTATTCCCACGATACCGTTGCGCTTAAATCAGGATGCACAATGTATTGCACATCGGTAATAGTACACACTATCGCGCCAGGTATACGAGAGTAGCTTTCATCCTCTACGGTTCGGTTGGTGTCAAATGGGTAAATCGCTGAGTCATACGCTCGAAGCTTAAGCTTAACCGTTCCCTTTTTGTCATCCGGCTTACGTGACTCAACCATGAATTCATGCTTGTTCAGGTTGTAATAGTCGTGAGTTATCTGGACAACATCAAATACCTCGAGCAAGGTCGCCTGCCCCATTACTTCGCACTCAAGCATCCGACCAAAGCGAGAGCGTTTCGCAAATATCTCTAGCTGCTGTGCAATCTGGTCTTTGTTGCTGATGCAATCAAACGTGACTTCGGTTTGGCTGATGCGGCCATCTTCGGCGTACCAGGCTTCCCATAAGTCTCTGTCTTCAGGCAAACGAGGGTATACAAAAATAGCCTCTTCACCTGAAAAGGAATCCGGCTTATAGCGCGCGACAATGCGGTTGTACTTATTAGACGCTTCAGGCAATTGAAGGTTAATTGCCCCAACGATGTTTGAGGAGTCCAGCTCAAAGACCGGGTTAATTTCACGCTCAACAACCAGGGCTATACGGCCATCCCTATCAACCAACGCACACCGGCTTTGCGACAACATTTTATTTAAATTGTCTTTAAACTCATCGCCTGTGGACAACGCGACGTTGAACTCAAGATAAGGGCCGGTGTAGTTGCTCGAGGTGATTTGCGTATCAAAGTAATCGCGCACCGCTTGAAAGCTCGAAGCATCGAGCAGCGCTGGATCAAAACCTGCACCGTAAAACGTGTCGGTTAGGTAGTCATAGATACAATCGGCTGGATTGTTTGACTGGCTAACGTCTTCAATCAGCAGCTTATCGATGTTGGGATAACTTTCATCTTTGAATAAATCCCAACCGGTATAAACCGCTTCGAATTCTAAGTAACCAACATTTTTACCAATGGCGCCCCCATCCCATGGTACCGGCACGCCAAAGCGCGCGCCAGGTGCACACGCTGCTGATACGTAATCAGGTACTGTAGTTTGCCGCCCAGTGCCCACGTTATAATTGAATTTTTTGCGGCCGTACTTATCACCACGAAACTCATTGGCGATGTCATTAAAGCCCCGAAGCTCATCGAACACAATGTCACGAACGGCGTAGCTGCGGCTGGTTCCCGCCGTTGCAAACGCAAACATTGAAACCAAAGTTGAGTATTTATGCGTTGAGCGGTGATACCACTTCTCACGCTTAGACCATTGTCGCGATGCGGCAAACACGCGAACCGGCTCAACCCACGCTTTACCGTAGACAACCGAAAGCGCCTTCGATGTATCATCAATCTTAACGCGACGCGCCCAGGCATCATCAAGTGATGAAATAATCGAGGCGTCCATGCTGCCGGTGGTGTCACCTAAGGTTGATGGCACAAAGACCTGGTCAATGGTTTTAGTGTTCATGGTTATTCAGTCTCTGCAAACTCATCGTGAACGAACTTGAAAAATGTGTCGTTAACATCATCAACTGCGGTGCGATGCGTCGTATTGTTAGCTGCGCACAAACGCACACCGGCAAACGTGTCCCACTTAGACGATACGGTTATGCCAATGGTGGGCTGTCGGTTATCGGTGTATTTCACTTTGGAGATGTTGCCAAAGTTCACTGGTAACGGGTCGCCAACACTTAACCCAGTATCAGGATCGTAATACACCGCAAACTCTTCAACTCTATCGCCAATGGTGCGCGTGTCAGTGTATGCATCAACTGTGTCATTGGTTGCGCCTGACAAACTTAAATCACGAGTTTGTGGGTTAACCGTGCCGTCTTCTTTAACGTTACTAAGCCCAAGTAGCACGCCATTACTTAAGAAAGTGGAGGCATCGTATTCAATATCAAACGGCGCGTCGGTGTAGGCATGAATGCCCGACCAACCCAGAACGCGCACCAGTGCATACGTTGGCCAACCTTGTTCAATCGCGCTGATTTGCTCAGGGGTGCGGTTTTTCATAGTCGCTCCAACAACTTTAAATCCATCGCAAGCAACTCACCTGTCTTGGCTTTGCGTTTTAGGGTGATGGGATCTTTCTCCAGGCACACTTGAAACGCGACCCCTTGAAACACCGCGGTTTCAGTTGGTCTTAAAGTCTCATAAAGTCCGGTATGCAAACGAATGGTTGTTTCACCTTGCCCGTTAGAGTTCGCACTCTCTACAACCAGGTATACTTTCGAATGGTCGAAGGTTACGAAGTCGCCTGCCGTGATAATGTTTGACACATTCGCGGGCAGGCCTTCTAGTGGAATTGACGTGGAACCCGATGCAACCGACGCTCGCACCTTTGCATCCGTTAGGCTTTCATTTTGCGGATAGGAGTATCTTGGGATCACTTGACTAAAAGAGCCGTAACGCCCAAGTAACGCAGTAAGCTGAGCATACAAAGGTCGATGCTCATGCTCATACAACACGCGAGTTTTAATACGCAAAACCCATCGATGCCCTAATCCGCGCCTAACAATTTGCTTCATGTTCTTAGCTTCTGTTAGTTGCGTATTAGTCTCTGAAGTAATATCAACCTCAGCAATAAATTCCGGTGCAATCATTAAAACTCCATGGCTAAATCTCGGATTAATGTCCGCTCATTGAGTAATAAGTCACGCACTCCTTCAGCGTCGGTCGCGGTAATGTTAATAGTGACATCATTACTTTGAGTTTTTTGAAGGTTGCCGGCTCGATACTCTTGCGCTTCTTGTTTCTTAAGCACCGCTTCATCTTTTTGCAGTAAGTACGTACCTTCACTAGGAACACGAGGCAAACCACTGTGCGCGATACCTTTAATGCTCTTAATGCTGTTGTAGGCGGCGAAGCCTTGAAGCGTTGCCCACGCTACCGCTGGAATACCCATAGGAAATCCGAGCTTCACACCTTCAGAGATACCTTGAAAAGTGTTAGTCAATGCGGTTCGTAAAGCGCCCTCTTTATTCAGTCCAACACGCTTTAAGATTTCTTCTTTGTAGTTTTTGGATGTGGCTTTGTTAACGCGCTCTTCCGCTTTGCCACCGACTTGCGCGGCCAAATTTCGGGCTTCAGCAGACTTAGCCGCCTGCTCCTGAATGGCCTCATAGCCTGCAGTGAAGTTCTCAACCATGTTATCCACAGCCGTTACCGTCATCTCTCCCCAAGTGGCCACGGTGCCTTCTTGAAGTAATGTCAGCTCCTGCGCTGCTTCATTTGCTCGCTCAGCCATTTGTGTTGCAAAGTCTGGTGGGATCACATCATCAACCGACACCGGATCAAACTCGAAGTTGATTGTGTCTTTTCCGACCAGCTCCAGAACGTTATTAATTCTCGCTACTACGAACCCAATCGCGTTAGAGACGATGTCTCTAAACGAGGTGACAATGCCGACAATGCCACGAAGCAACGGCGTACCGACCTCAAGAATGGAATAGAAAGAACGTTTGGTGGATAGCCAAAACGTTTGAATTGAGGTTAACGCAGGCGCCAGAATATCGTTAACAATATAGCGGAAGGTTGAACCAAACCACGCTGAGACATTGCTAAGGATCGTACTAAAGCCGCCCAAGCGTTGGACCGTACCCACAATCCATTCGTTGAACATTTGCAGTGCCGGCGCAATGCCAACCAGGATCATATTCTTAAGACCGCCCAGCATTTGCACCGTATTATCAATACTGTCATTAGCCATTTCTGCTAATGCCGCATCGGTTCGAGTTAACACCAAACCCAAATCTTGAGCTCGCTGTGCGGCCTCTTCCATAGCGCCAGCACCACCGCGAAGAACGTTGATCATTGCAACGCCTTCGGAGTCAAAAAGCTGGGCCGCTAAACGAACTTTATCCGTCTCATTAGAAACGCCTTCCATTGCATCAGCGATGGCTGCCAGTTGCTTATCTGGACTCAACGCATTCAACTTAACTGCATCAAGGCCAAGCTCTTTCATTGCATTTTGTGCCGCACCGGTGCCAATGGCCGCTTCACTGATCCGCCGAGTTGAACGCTGCAGGGCTGTATTAAATTGCCCTTGCGCCATTCCCGCTTGACCAGCCGCGTACTGATACTCCTGCAGTTTTTCTATGGGTATCGCAATTCTGTCGGCAAACTTTGCCGTCTCATCAATACCGCTTGCCATGGTTGCAAATGCGGCATTCACACCCGCCAGAGACAGCACGGCACCAGCGGCCATGCCGGCAATGGTTTTAGCAACCACTTTGGTGGCCGACGCGATATTCTTAGACCACCGAACGGAAAGGGATGTCGTCTTTCTGAATGCCTGTGATAGTTTTGATGAATCGGCTTGGATGGCGACCACCAATCTACCGACGACACTTGTTGACATTTAACCTCCTCCCAATATTCGCATCACATCCCGCATTTTCTCGGATTCGGGTTTGCTCTCAAGCTCGCGCTTCATTGCCATCTGCTCTGCACGCTCTGGGGTGTACCCATAGAACGCTATCCAAAAATCGAGTACTTCCGGTTCAAGCTCAGTCAGTTCGAACGGGTTCTTTACCCCTAAGTCCTGACCCAGCTTGAACAGAAATAGAATGAATGGCGTTTGGTCTAAGACTTTCCCGCCGCATCGGCCGCATCCATGTTGTTACCCAAAACAACTTGTACCGCATCACCAATGGCATCCGCCGGGGCCATGCTCATTAGGGAGTCAACGGAGAGTTCAGAAAGTGAGCCGTCCTCATCCACCAGAGCGAGTAAAATCAGCTCACACGACTTGCGCATGATTGCTTCCGTATCTGGCTCAGGGCGCTTAGCCAACCGCTCGAAATCAATTAAATGTTGCACCGGTAATCGGCGACATTTGAACGTTTCACCGAGTAATTTAAGCTCCAGTGGAGGGGTTAAACCATCCAGTAGTTTTTGAGCAAGTGTTCTCTTTTTCTTAGTCATTTTGGTTATCCCATAAAAAAGCCCGCATTAAGCGGGCATAAGTAAGTGGTGTGTTGTTAGCTGCTTGCCTTCGGTTTCCACATAGTGTCCGTTCGCTTCTTGGCAGGGATCATTGAGCTTATGACTTCCGTCAAGCTAAGCTCTGCGACTTTAAAGCCGCCCAGCTGCACGCCGTAATAACACACGCGACCATTAGGTAGCATTACTCCAATCGAGCCAACTTCTTTTGCTTTAGCGGCCATCACCAGTTTTTCATAGTTTGCACCGTCGGTTTCATCAGTAACATCAACGAAGCCAAACTCTAAATCTTCAGATTCTTGCTGACCTGGAACCGATTGCGCGCGAGTATCTGCAAGCACTGAAGCGTCTGCCCAGTTCGTCACAACATCACCCAGCTCGCCGATGGACTTAAATTCAGGAACTTCAACCCAGTCGGTCGTCGTATCGGGCGGCAACGTCCCCGCATCCGGCGTGTCGCTAAAGTTCGGTGCGGTAGACGCCGTTGCTGGCAACCAAAATACGCGAGTACCGCCAGGCAATAACGCGTGCTTTGCAACCTTATTTTCCATAAAGCTTTCCTCTTAAAGTAATAATGAAGTCATACGAAAGTTGGTATTCGCGACTTTCTGTCAGATAGTTTTCGAAGTACCCGGCAAACGACACATAGTCCACTGGCATATCCCCTACCGTGCTGTTGCGTTTATCAAGCAATGCAACTAACAACTCGCCAATTGCTTTGGCGTCGAGAATGCGCCGGTGATAGATTTGCACCCGAAATTTCACGCGGTGATGAGTAAGCTTTGCCAACCCAACATCGCTTTCGGTTAAATCCATTTGATTGAAGACGATGCAGTCATTAACGCTCGGTGGCGCCGGCCAATAAAACACCGGCAGACCTAAAGGCTCGAGCTCTTTTTTCAATTCAACATCAATCAAAACAGTGCCTTTTTCAGCGATGAGTCAATGTTTTTAACGACCTGCTCAGCGTTGCGCTCAAGGGCTGGAAGAATAAAAGGAATGGCTATCTGGCCGCGCTTTTGACCATACTCTTGCGCAATCGCTTTTTGCTTATGCCCTTTTCTTGGGCCAATAATCGCAACAGCCGCAGTATCTCTACGGGAACGACTACCAGGTTTCCTGACTGCTCGTGAAATCTGGTCAGCCATGTGAGGCTCGGTAACGTTACTTTCATTGAAGTTGGCATTGGCCGCCATGTCGTTTTGAATCAACTTGGCTCCTTCATTAATGGCGGTTCTTAAGGTCTTCCAGCCTGCCTCCACTTCAAGCTCCAATAACGCTTTCTCAAGCTCTTCAATTCCAATAACGTCTTTAGCCATTTGGATAAACCTCGATATGGCAATGGGCAACCAACGCATGTCGACCGCGCGGCGTTATGCCATCCACTATCATTTGCTGTCCCTCATGCTCAAACACAAGCCCTTCAACAAATAGCGAACGTCGTCTGAGCGTAACTTGAGTATTTCCCGAATACGAGAGCTGATCCGCTTCGCGCTTGCGGTCAACGTTTAGGTACTCGACTTTCCCCCACGCTTTGCCAATTTCCAACAGCGTAACGTTCGGTTGACCAATCGCGTCAGTACCTTCTTCACGCTGGTAGATAGTTAAACGGTCACACAGCTCACCTGCTCGAATGCGCATAGTTACCTCTACACGTTGATGATTCGATATGGATTTAGCAACGCCTTAAAACCTTGCGGTACTTCGCTTGTAATGGTTCCAACAACAACCGATTCACGATTAGCAAACCAATGAGCAATCACTAGCAAGCCAGCAAGCTCGCAAGGCTCGTTCGCGTCCATCCAATGCTCAGGGCGCAAGCTCTCTTCAGGCTTTATATCTTCCGGCCAATAAACCGTCCGATTAAGATAATCGGCAACATGCTTCTTTGCCGCTGAGATGTAAACACCGAGCAATACGTCATGCTCGGTGTCATCATCTTCGATGTGAACCTGTTTTTTGACCGTTTCAAGGTTAATCATGAGCTTTTGCATGCCCGCGTTCGATAAGTCGTTCAGCCGTGGCTGCAGTGCACGGATAGTGATCATCTGGTTTAAAACTGCCAAGCTCGGTATCGACTAGCGAAATACCAAGCACTACAACCCGCTCGCGCTCATTATCAATCACCGACTCTGCCCCGATCTCCGTCGGCTCGGTTTCAACGACGGACTCTTGCCCAGTTTCAATCGGCGTGGTTTCCACATTCTCAGTTTCAACTACCGGCGTTGGTGCAATGTCCGTCGGCTCAGTTTCAACCTCTGGCGCTTGCTCAACAGGCGTAGGTGTTGCCGTCTTGTTTTTCTTTGCCATGTCCAAAACTCCTAAAATGCCCAGTCAAGGTGTTGATGACTGGGCTTGTGATTGTTAGCTAGCAGCGTGGCTTAGTTTCGCAACAGCCGCGACATCTTCAAGCAACACATCAAAACGATGGAAACCAATGAAGCCCGTTTGGTCGTAATCCGCATAACGCTCCACAAGGCGACGCAGTGCCATGTAGTTAACGCGACGAAGAACGATGCCATTCATGTCGCCGTACATAGCAGATGTCGAGCTGGCTTGAGCATTAGATAAAGCTTGCTCAATGGTGAACTGATCACCATCAATGGTTGAAGGCGCAACCCCCGCAATGGCCGGTAACCACAGTGGCCGATTTTGGCTGTCTTTCAAAAGCTTCAAGCTCTTGAACGTGTCGTCATTGAACAAGAATCGACACATGCCGCCCATACGGTAGGCAGGGTCAACCTTATGCTTAAGCTCAACCAAATCTTCATAGGTCACCGCTGATACCGCGTTCGCGGTGTGAGACTGTTGGATTTGATTGACCACGCCATTAACGTTATTACCAGTGCCATCACCACTGATAATCTGCAATGCTTCAACGCGACCGAGTCGAGAAGCTACTCGTCGAGAAAGCATTCCAGCGATATCAACACCGCTGTCCTGCAGCAACTCGTTTGAGATGCGAATGATCTTAGACGTTGCCTTTTTTGCACCCAACGACACGTTAGCGGTATCTGGTGATTCTTCGCCGGATTGAGCATTTTCACCAATCATTTCACCAACATCGGCACGGCCATCAAACACCGGCCATTCCATCGGTTGTCCGTCCGACGTGTTGAGAACCTGGCACACATTGGCTAAGCCACCATACAACGCCATCGATTCAACCACTTTGTCGCGGAAGTTTGTTGGAACAGTGAAACCACCCTTAGTGTCTTGTCCGACACCCATCGCACGAAACTCCGCGCGCTCTTCGGTGGTCAAATCAGATAATCCGTTGCGAACAACTTTCTCAAAAAGCTGTGCATGGCGAGCTTCTGTGGTGTCGGTACCAAGGTCAATACTGCGCTCTTGCGACTCTTGATCATCAAGGTTGCGCAGCTTTTCCTCACGCTCAATCGAGTCGGATAGCTGTTCATGTTCGAGCGTCATGTCTCCCCAACGCTTGTTTTCGTCATCCGTAAAGCCGCGCTTTTCGTCTTTGGCTTTATCATTAAGCTCTCGCATTTGCTTAGCGATGTTATTTCGCTTCTGCAACATTTCATGTAATTTCATAGAGTATTTCCCATAAAAAAAGCCGCAGAAGCGGCCGGTTGATTGATGTGTAAAATTAACGTGTTAGTGAACTAAAGGGTCTGCAACTGTCGATCTCGGTGAGACTGTTCTTGAAGCATTCGCAACTCAGCATCGTTATGGTTCTCCACCTGACTGCGCTTATACGCCTCAAGTGAGCGTGCAGCTGCTTCAGTATCGTTGTAAGCTGGGTACGTCACCGGACTTACATCAAGCAACTTAGAGATGCGAGTAATAGTGCGCACGTAAACACCGTCATCGGCTTCATCCCATCGATAGCCATCGCTGGGTAGTCGGAACGCAAATGAGCTTTGGTCAATATCGCCACGCTCCATGGGTGCAATAACTAAGTCGTTAATAGTCTGCGTATCGGGCGGTGTGATTTCATAACGCAATCCAATCTCATCAATGAATAACGATAACGTACCTGCTGAGTTTCGTCCCAAGACATACAAAGGACTGTGATTGAAAAGTGCTCGAACATCATCATCAAGCACACCATCAAATGCGCCTTCTTCAATGACTTCGACAAAGCCTCCAAGGTTATTGGAGCGAGTATTAAACTTTGCGGCGTAACCTACGATTTTTCGCTCTTCCCCCTCGCCTTCCATTCGAACTTGATGAGAAAATCCCATGCGGTTAACGTTTTTCATTTTTGTCTCCAACAACTTTCGGTTGTAAATCAGCTGACATCAAGAACTTATCAAGCCCATCTGCTTGGTTCATTTCTTCGAGTTCCCGCACTTCGTTGCGAGTCATCCAACCATCTCGGATGGCTTTGGTGTAAAACTCAGCGCGATCTTTAGATGTTCCTCGAAGCAGTCCGTTTAAATTAAATTTCACATAATAGCCGGCACGACGTTCAGCCTGAGTGAACAGCTTTCGGTTCATTTCCTGCTCAAATTTAACAACCCAGGGGATCATAGTGTGGCGAACAAACTGAATGGCTTGCTCCGAGATATTGGAAAAAGTAGCCTTATCCAAATCGTTGATCATGTGTGAGGGAACGTTATAAATGCCCGCAATTTCTGACCGGTTAAATTTTCGAGTTTCTAAAAACTGTGCATCTTCTGGTGCGATGGTGAGCTGGTTGTAGTCAAGCTCCGCTGGAAGCATGAGCGTATTATTGTCTTCATCTCTTAATGCGCGCTTTGCTTGCTTCCAAGCTGTTTTCAATATGTTCCAGCTTTCTTTGTTCAGCTGCCCTTTGGCACTCACAATGGCTGCAGGTCGACCGCCGCCACCAAAGAACCGATTGCCGTATCGCTGAGAGGCTTGACCAAGCGCAAATGTTTCGGCGCACTGAAGAATTGGACTGCGCCCGATGAGACCATTAGAGCCAATGGCTTTGAAGTGAAGCATGTCGTCCGGGTTTACTGATTTAAGCGGTAACTCATCACTACTCACTGAATAAACCCAACGATTTGATGAGCTTCTAAAAAGTGATGACTCCCACGGCCTCAGTAAATCCAGCCCCACCACAGTGCCATGTCGGTCTCGCTCAATAGGGGAATAACCGTTACCCCAACCATTAACGTGAACCATAATGGTTTCGCGCCAATCGTAACTTGTTTGCATCGAGTTAGGCTCGTCGTGCAACAGATAATAAACCGGATGATCCGTTGCGCGAGTTACCTTTCCATCAACTTTTCTAAGGACATGCAATGGCAGTTGGCCAAGTGATCGACCAAGAACGCCAATGCACGAATAAACAGCAGCCAACTTGCCGGCGGTATTCTCGTTGACACTCTCACCACTAGCTGACCAGTTCGCCTCTTCACTTAAGTCTAGTGGCTTATCTGGATTCTCCAGGTTGCGCGTTTCAATCATCCAATCCAGCATCATTGCCCCCGAGCGACTTGTCGCTTAACAAGTGATAGCGCACGAATTGAAAAAACAAGAACTGCTCCGCCGCCCAGCATTAGCGTGATAGCTAATCCAAACTGCAAAAAAACGCCAGCAACCACCGAAGTGAAAGCCAGCAAACCAATTACATTCAATAGAATAATCACAAGACATAATCCTCGGCGTCAAAATCCTCTAACGGGTTGTAGCTTTCTACAGCAACCATCGCACGCCCAATCGCCATAATAAGTGCAACAGCACCATCAATTTTGTTCGTCGGCTTTTGCTTAATCGGTCTAACAATGTCATCGTTACCTGGTAAATACTTCCCAACCACATTACCCACGCACCAGGTCATGATTGGGTGACCGTCATGATGAAAGCGCCCTGCTAATATCGCCGCCTCCAACTCCTTCATTGGGTCCGACATGTTGGTGTAATTTTGAGTGATTGTGATGGGTGTTAACCCTTCGTCAGCCAACTGGTGCGAGAGATTAGTTGCACCGTGTGGATCTATCGCGCTTTCGTTTACCGGTGTTTCAAGATGAACGTCTTTGGCATGCTCTAAGATTTCGCGGTAATCAACCTCAGCACCATCGGTTGCATCTAGGCACCCAACGTTTACCCACTTCTGAAAGAGTTCTGCAAGGCGCCTATCGTCGTTATCAAGCTGCTCTTCTGGCACCCAAAACTTAGGAGCAATTGAGTAGTAATGCCGTTGCCCGTCAACGGTTCTCGTAAATAGGCGCGCTTTTGAGTTCATATCCAGCTTTCGTGCCAGGTCGAATCCAAGATAACAATCGTCAGTAGTAAACTGTTCAATACACAACGATTGATCTTCGCATCGCTTCCAGGCTTCCATATCAAAGAAAGCTTCTTTGCCTGCAACCCAGATATTTAAGTGCTTTGTCTTAAATGCGTTTACGTAGCGAGCACGCTTCAAGGCTCGCAGCTGTTGCGAGCGAAGATACTCCCCCGACACAGAAACACCATAGTTCGGGTTAGCCATTTTCAGCGCTTCTTCACTCTTCCAATCAACGTCTTCATCAATGGTGTAGATGATGCCAAACAGCTCTGGATCATCGAGCTCGGGATGTTCAAACCCATCAAGCATTTGAATAACGCGATCACGCATGTCGTAGCATGGGCCATCGATGTTAAAGCCCGCCGTTGTAATTCCCCACATGAGTGGCTGTTCACGAGAACCCATACCGGTAATAAGCGTGTCGTACTGACTTGAGTCTGGATGCTCGTGATATTCATCAACAATGCCGGCGTTAGGACTTGAGCCATCGCCGGGATCACCAATGACCGGTTCAAACTTAGAGCCATCAGGAAGCGTTAGTTTTTTCGCCCAAACGGCAATATCAAATCGCGCTCTCAAATCCGGTAGCATCTTCGCCATTAAGCGCGCGGGGTTAAAAACCTCAAGCGCTTGCTTTTCGGTCGTTGCACCACAATACACTTCGGCACCGTACTCGTTATCGGCGGTCAGCATATAAAGCCCAAATCCAGCACTCTTAGCCGATTTGCCATTCTTTCGTGGCACTTCATTGTAAGCTTCTCGGAATCGACGCAAGCCGCTCTTCTTATGCACCCAGCCAAACACGCAACAGAAAATGAATAGTTGCCAGGGCTCTAGCTTAAGCTTTGCGTTCTCACCTGTTAATCGAGCCCACTTCCCTTTGGTGTGCCTTAGCTTTTGGATAAATCGACAAACCCGCTCAGCCTTGGTTTTGTCAAAGCGGTATGGGTAGTCGGGGTTAGAGCTTCGCTTTAAATCAAAGAGGTGACGCTCACACGCTCGCCTTACAAAGCGACACGCTAGAATTTTTCCTGCAACCACATCCCGCGCATACTTGCTTGCAGCGTTTACGTTCGGAAACTTGGCCATAGTTAAAACTCATCGAACTCGTTCCCTTGCTGTCCTTCTTTGGGACCAGATGTGCCAAGCACTCGACCTCGAGACAAAGGATCTAACCCGAGGAGACTGCCCAATGATTTCATCTGTGCAATCGCTTCTTTTCGAATATTCACGGCAGGATGTGTCTTCAGTCCACCTTGAGCCGTTTCGGAATAAAAGCCTCGCTGAGCAATCTCTGAGTCTGCCTCAAGCATGATTGAGAAATTGTTGCAGTATGCCATCAGCAACGGTAAGTCTTCTCTCGCCAATGTGCCTCTAGCTATCATTAACTTGCTTTGTTGCTTCCAAATAACGACCGCATTTTCATCACGCAACTGATCCGGCGGGTTAACCCGTTGGATCGATTGATCACCAACTCCGACAAGGGATTGCTTAGACTTTCGACCGCCTCCAGAAGCGCGAACTGAAGCACTCATCGCACCTCCAAAAAAGATTTCTTATTTTAAACACGTAAAAATATGACTTCGGCGGCGGTCATTCAGGCGCACCACTGCAGCGATTTAAGGGAGGGGGGCCTTAAATCGGTCGATGTGACTTTGAAAAGTTATTTTAGGTACCTAGGTACCTCGTTGGGATGAGCTGCTTCTGCGGCTTCTGAGGCGCTCTGCTGCTGTCTTAGCTTTATGACATTTATCACACAAAGCTTGCAAGTTCTCCATGTGATCAGTTCCACCATGCGCCTTAGCTACAATGTGATCAACCGTAACGGCCGGAGTAACCACGCCTGTGTTCAAGCACATACGACACAAATGAGAATCACGCTCAAGAACTTGCCTTCTTAGCCTGCGCCAACTTGCGCCATAACCACGCTGTGTTGATGTTCGCCCATTAGCATGACGATTCCAACCTTCACCAACATGCTTATCACAGTAGCCTTCGCGACTAGTGGTAGTATAGCGACATCCTCGATGTCTGCAAGCTCTCGGTGTCCTTGGCGGCATATTGTTTCCAAGCTAAGGTGCCGCCCCTCAATCTAATAATCCCGAAGGTTAGCTGCGTTGATGGTGTTGGGGCGGCGTAATCAGTAAAAAATATCTAAATCTTTTCGAGCTCAGCCTTTAGCGTTGCGAGCTTCCTGGCACTCTCGGCATCCATGCAGACTCCTCCGTCCGCAAGCCGAATCACATTCAGTGAGTGTGGCCAGCTCGGCGAAGGTTGCTGATGATTGGCGCAGCTGGCCATGACCAGCAATGAAGCGAACAGGGTCAGCCAGCGCACGTTCTCGCTTAGTTTCATTAACCTGCTTCCGAATCAAATTGAATATGATGACCAACACTTCGAGCAACTTAGTTAATTTCGTCATCATATTGAATTTCACTCAGGTATAAAAAAAGCCCCTTTCGGGGCTACGTCTAGACACACTATGGAAACTTTACCTTCGCTTATCGAGCGGAGAGTCTAAATTCTGGGACTTGCCAAAGTTGCCAGCTAAAAACTCCAAAGCCATAACAACAAACTTTGGTGCCCTTGCTAGCAGCTCTGGCGATAATGTCGCTCTTAGCATAGTCCAGGAATAACCAATAATACTGATCACTGCAATAATTAACGCAGCGGTGGACTCGCTAAACAGTGTTGCTAGCGCGCTTCTGGTTGCATCTTCAATCAACACCTCAGCAAACGCAGCTGGCACAAATAAGAACGCCACTAGTGCAAACAATATAGAGCCTGCGATGAACGAACTGGTTAACCACTTCATAAAATCTCCTTTAACTATAGGACCAACCTGCGAAACTGCCCCGCAGATCAACGTGAAAAAAATTCATTGCACTACCTACAGCCCAAAACCCGTTGTTCATTAAATAAAAAAGCGCCTTAGAGCGCTCCTTGCTGTGTCGAATGCGAATATCAAAAGCAACGCCTGCATTATGCTGCCCAGGGTTTTGCTTTCTTGCTTCTTCCGGATGCTCGGTACACCGATAAGCTGAGCTCAGCGGCATCACTACACCCGACTCAATACGGGCTTTCTCAAGTGCTAATAATGCCGAACGCTTAATTTTATGTGGCTTTTTCTTCTTACAATTGTTGCAACCGCAGCGCAGCTCATGGATTGAAAAATGCTTTGTGTATAGCTCTCTGGTTGTTTCAACCACTAAAATTTCAGCGCTCATGCTTTAACCCTCGCCAAATTGCTACACCCAAACCACAGATACTTAGAAAAATACCGAGTAGCGTTGTTATATCTGCGGTATGCCATGTAAAGTGCCCAGCAACAACCTCGCTCAACGATGCTTGCAAAAAGCTTTGTTCAATTGCTACTGACTTAGTAATGCTCGCAGGCAACGACATGCCAGAGCCGACAACGATTGCTCCAGTCTCTGGTTTCATACAACTCCTAAACTCCAGGCATAAAAAAGCCCCCAAGAAACTTGGAGGCTACCGGTCAAGCGCAAGAACCTGACCATAGCTGAAGTTGACCACATTCCGTCGCGACAATCAAACGTCTATTGATCATCTACTAAAAACGTGAAGGTTTATGACGCAGGAACTTATCAGAATAGTGATAACTTTTCGCGTAAATTTAGGCTAAATATCTTCCCCTTTGGGGTTCGACTGTACGTTTTGAGGCCTTGAGTTGATAAGGTATTTGCCCTTTTCGTCTCGGTTTGATCTCGAATAAATTCATGGTTTTTAATCTACGACTTAAGCGTATTGAACCCGGGCACAGTTACCATAAAAATGAACCTTTGGATCGTGAGTGAGTAGAGTAGCAATGACAAACGACAGCCATACCAAGCGCGTGGTAATTGATTCTTCTCAATATCGACAAGAACTGTGGGCAGAACAAAGAAACGGGATACAGTCGAGAAAACTATTTGGTAACGAGCGAGTGGAAAGAGGGAAATACAAGATAATTCTGATAGCAAAGGAGCATCAAATTATTCCTAGCTAGCCAACTAAACTCCTTTTGCTACTGAGCTCACAAAAGCAGCTGGAGTGTTGATGTCACCAATGCGCTGCATTTTAATCTCATCTCTAAAAACGATAGACATGAGTGTGATAATCACAAGGTAACCAAGAACAATTGTTACTATAGATAAAAGAATTGTGGAGGCAGAAATCAATGGATTACTAAAAAACTGGGTTTTGAACCACAGTCTCATCAATTCATTGTCAGCATCACTAAGCTCTTTGCTTTTCTTGTTTGTAACTGCTTGACGAAGAGTCACAACAAGCAAGCCAATCGGCAAAACAATTAACATGAGAATAGCGAATAATGTGCTTCGAGAGTGTTTCAATCTGGAAAGTGCATTATCCTTATCAGAGTCAGATGCGTCTGATCTTAAATACTCTTCTGTCTTAGTGAAAAGCTCATTAAAAACGCTCATGGACGCCTTTTGCGCTCCTCGCAGATAAAGGAATCCTACCATCGCCATGGATAACGAAATGATCATCACTATGAAATCGCTAAACATCATTTTTCCCAGACTTTAATGAACCAACCAACTTCGAAGTCACGGCGTTATTTTTGAAAGCTGATACTGCATGAAAGAGCAAGAGTATAAACATAAATACCACCGCAAAGGCTACAAACTGATTGTCTTCCCTAATCGTTGAATATAAATACGTCACAGAATCAATAGATTCAGAAAGCCAGTTTCCGCATTCTTTTGGTAAGGCCATACTAACTCGATGATGTGATTTTGGCGCGTATAATACTTACCTACCGCATCGGAGACAAGTTGCCAACATCTCAAAGTACACAAATATTAACCTCACCCCAAACAAACCTTATCACATAACTGATAATAAATATCAAAAAATAGGCTAATAGACTTTCTTCGGCCATCTAGCCACCCTACCACACTCTTCTAGCCAAAAGTGTTCTCACAGCCTTCAGAATACAACGTAGGCTATCGGTTGGCGATACTAGCAAGAGCTAGTGTATTGTTCATGCACGCACCTAGGAGCACGACTTTTTAATGCGCAGCTCTATTGATAAAAAAGAGAACATTGAACAAAAAAACATAAAAAAGCAGCGCCTGAAGTGCTGCTTTCATTTCAACAGTCCACTCTACTCAGAAATTATAGCCAAAGATCGCTGACAGGCCTAAGTTCTGTGATGGCTGATACTTGTCATAAGATAATATCCAGTTCATCTCTATGTTTGAACGGAATTTAACTCGCAGCCCAGTCGCAATATACGCACCTTGACCACTGTCATTCCACCCATTGTCTTGCCAGTCCGATTTTAAGCTTGCACTAAGCAAATATTGAGCATATCCGGCTTTAAGCACCCAACGGTTTAATTCTGAAATGTACCATTGATACTCGCCGCCAACTTTAACGGCAGAAGGCGCCATAGCTGTCTTTGCACCAGCAAAAACCCCTGCATTAAAGCCTTCTAAATATCGCGCCTCTAGTGACCAATTGTCATTTATCGAAAATCTGTATCCAGCTCCCATTCGAAAATAACTATCACCCTGTCGGCTAGAGTCCGCATCTGAAGCTCTTGGCTCTGTACTCGCTAAGCCGAACTCTGCTCCAACATTGATATTATGCTTTGTCTGAGCTTGTCCAATTATTGGTACCACGCAGAGCATAACAATCAAAATACTTCGCAACATATCTTTTCCTCAATTAAACTATTAATAGTCGGGTTGACCGCCACTTCCATTCCAAACACAGTTTTGATTAATATCTCTACCAATTCTCATATATGCCCGATTCGATACATTTACTTCTGCTATAGCTTCATACCAAGACATGAGATTGGGCTCGACACAAAAATGAGCTTTAGGGGATTGTACTAGCGGGAAATCATTGGCAACGATATGGATAAATTCTCCATCTAACATATTGTCTAGGTGCTCAATTATTTCCTTGCCAAAATCAACGCCATTATAAACGTACTCGTTTACTGGAATGACATTTTCCAAAGCAAGTGCTGTAACTGTTCCGTCCAAAGTTGTTAACGCGTCTCCAATAGGATCATCAAAATAGAAATTAAACGCAATTGTAAAAATATTGCTAAATCCAGGGAGTAGATAATCAATCGACGAATCAAGATCTATGCTATAGTTGCTTAACAATTGCATATTGCTAAGCTCACCAGTATAAATATCTAACTCAGCGACAAATTCCGCTGATGGCATATTCATTGTCGCGTAAACGTTCAACCACCAACTATTTTCCGCTTTTACTCTCGCATAAACACTAAACTTGCTTAAATTTACTTGAATTTTATTATTTCCAAGTCCTGTCAGCTTAACCTCAATAGGCCCTGTAATACTAAAGCGAAGCCAACTATAATGCAGAAAGTTATCCTCGAAAAAGTCTTTAATTTCATTCTCAAGATCATGTCTGATATCACGTAAATCAGTGTATAACTGAATGATTTCTTGGTGAGATTTTCGAATATTTCCGTTTAGCACACTGTCAGAAACTTTCAAACTAGGGCTATAGCTCCCATTATCTGATAGATCTGCCGAATAATATGTGCCTGTTATATAAGCATCGTACTTGTTATTTAACTGAGCAACATCTGCCTTGCTTGAAAAGGCAGCAAAACATAAAACTATAGAAAATATATAACTTACTAACGTTTTCGAGTTTGTCATAACATCATCCTTGTTATTGGTTGTTTTACTCACCACAAAACTTAACAAACCACTCAACTTTGATGTATAAAAAATCCGCAAAACCCTTTGAACGAAATAAAATCCTATAAAAAAATTACATTCAGAATTAGTGACTGCAAGAAAAACAGCTTATTAACAATTAGCGCTACATTGTGGCAACATTAGCTTGTGCATCCAACCACCCCGCCACATACCCCTTAGCCTGACACAACAGTTTCCATATCTTGTCTTTACTCATTTCGCCAAGCGCCCAACCATCGTTTAGTGCGCTCTTTGGGTGAGCTTTAATAAATGCAGCAATCTCAGCATAAGAGCATTGATGCATGTAGTATTGTTTAAGGAGCCACACCAGAGAGTGGTCGCCAGCCCAGCGAGACACATTGAGGTTGGCAATCGCCGCATCCACTCGCATTGCGGTATCGATGTCTTGAGCCGTGAGTGAGGTGCCTCTTGGTAGTTTCACTTCGAGAGCACAACGGTATTCAGTACCGGTTTTATCACTCGCCCATCGCCCCCAAATACGTAACTTACCCTCAATCGACTCTTGCATCTATACCTCTCTATCGTGCTGACGGCGACGTTTTAAAGCCGCTATCAATTAGATGCTGATGCCAGCGCTCAAGCGTTTCTCGCATCAGCTTAAGTTGGTTTGGATGAATGTATGCCTGGTCTAATTTACTCTTGGCATGATTAAGAATGCGCTCCGAGGTAAAGTAATCCTCTCCCAGGTCCGCAAGCGAGCTTCTCATCATCTTTCGAATGTGGTGAGATGACCAATCGCCCTGGCTAATCTCTCTCACTCGACGACTGGCCACATCCGCGCAAATACAACCTTTACCATCGGCATTAGGAAACAGGTAGACGCTTAAATTCCCAACCCAGTTGTGGCGATACCAGTTAAGAACGTCAATGGCCAAGTCACTCAGTGGAAGCGTAAGCGCTTGAGACGTCTTCACATCCTCTGCCTGCAATCGCCAAAGCCCTTTATCCAAATCAAAATGAGCCCACTTGGCTTTCCTGGTTTCACCAATGCGTGTGCCAAACATCACCATCAGCGCTAACATGACAAAGGTTGCCGGCGGTGCGGTTGAATGCACTTGAAGCCAATCCGACAGATGATGTGGCAGCAGCTGCGTGCCAGCAGGCTTAACCGATGAAGCTGAAAAATCCCTAAACATCATGTCAGACAGCGGATTAATCGTGATGATGTTTAGCCGATACGCCCTAGCAAAGCTTGCTTTTAAATCTTTAAAGGCACGCTCAATGGTGCTTAGTGCATACCCTGACGACATCATTGGCATAAACAACAAGCCATCAATGTCCGCTTTAGTGATGCGCTTTACCTCGAGGTGACCAAGACGCCCAATTAAAGACGTAATCGTGTAACGCTTATTCGCCCGGGTTTTATCCGATAAGCTGATATCTTGCTGGTTACGCTCAAGCGCCCAGGTTAGCACCTGCCCAACGTTCATGTTGCTCGAACTCACATAAGCCCAGTGCGCAATGGCATTTTTAGCTGATGTTTCTGGCCAGCGGCCAACTTTGCGCCACACGCTATTAACCACCTGAAACCAACTACCGCCGGTTCGGGTAAAGCGAAACACCAACCGAGGGTAGCGACGGTCAACCACCTCGCGAGCACCTGCCTTTTGCAAGCGCCTAAGCTCAGCGTCGCTATAACTGGCAATATGACGTTTTATCATCCAGTAACCCAGTAGCTGGGGCGCTCATCTCCATGCTGCACCTCAAAGTCATACTGCTCACCAGAGATGCTATGAGATATCCACCGGTTTTCGCCAACGACTTTAGCCACAGCTTCATGAGGTGATGACTCTAATACCAGGTGTAAACGAAAGACCAGCAAACTTGGATGGGGACGACAATCACGCACAACGTATAACTTTTTCACTAACACACCTTATGGACAACTGATTAATGGAGTACTGCTAAGCGCCATTAGCTTTAATGGCAACTCTTCACCGTCCATGGCCAAGCGAGAGCTGGTATTGCTCGAGTAGATTTTTCGAGGAGCAACTGGCTCTCGACAAGCGTGACACTTTTCAGTTTGCAAAAAGCCATAAGGCGATATCTTTACGACATTGCCACACTCGCATTGAAACTCAATACGGTCACGCCGACTGGTATAACGCCCAAGCATTTTTGCTCCAGGCCTTTTACGCTTTAACTCGCAAATAAATTGCTCTGTTCGGTTAATCAAACTTGTCTTAGAACAACGCTGTGACATAACACCTAACCCCCATAAAAAGCTAACTAACCCAATGAATTAATTTGATTTTATTGTTGGTTAATTCTACCACAGACAATGAGATTTGAATAAGTTTTAAAGCAGTTATAAACTAGTTTTTTACTATAAAAATAACGAAGAGAAAGTCATGGAAGCTAACAAGCAAAAAGGCGGTCGCCCAAAGAAAAGTGAGCAGCAAAAACGCGCTCACAGAGTGATGCTATATTTTAATGATAAGGAGTTGTCGCAGGTCAAAGCGCTGGCCGGTGATGAAGCGCTTGCCTCCTGGATAAGACGCAAAGCTTTGGGTAAGTGAATGTTGAAAAAACCTCAATTGAACAGTACCTGCACAATTTGACAGCAATAACCACATAAAATATAGTGGCTTTTGTTAACGGTTTTGTTAACAAGTTGCGAACAAATGGATTTGGAAATGAAATATTTATTAATGTTGCTGTTCATTTCATGTTGTCAGTCCTCTAATACTAGCATCTCTAAGTGCCGACTACGTTCAAACGCATCAATACTATTAGACACTGATCTGTTTGCCGGAAAAGTAGTTAGGTTGTTACTTTGATTGCAGCAATTAATAATAATTGAAATAAGGAAATTAAATGAAATTCTCTCACTTTCTCGTGACAGTGTGCTCGATAGTATTATTATCTTTCAACTCAGCTAATGCAGCAGACAACCTAGACTGTATTCCAGTAGATATTTCTGGAGCAGGAGAACACGATCTTAAAGAGTCTCAGTCTTTTGAAAACTGCTACATATTCGATGATATCCCAGAAAATACCGATGTAAAAATCGCTATAGCTAGCGTAGATAATGTACGCAGCAAAGTAAGGCTCTGGGATATGAATAAACCTTCTGGTCAACGATATATAACTGATTACCATTCTAACTCCCAAGGTACGCTTGGAGTATTGGTAAATAGCTCTAATCGTAAGTTGGCATTTTCAATTTCACCATTAAACTATCTAAATGAAAACAAGCACATAAGAATTAGCCAGACTAAGCTAGATGATAGCATTATTGTGGTTATTCACCTCACTAATATTAAAGAAGAATCAGAACCAACTCCTCCGCCTGTAGGCGGGGGAGGCACGTGCAATAACGGAATTTGTCAGGATGAGAGGTCTCTCTTCGTTGCGCCGTTAGCTATGCAATGTACGAGTAACGAACAAAGTCCAGGTACCCCATCCAACTTCAACATAAACAGAAACATAAAATTTTTCGAACGCCTTAGTGAAGCCTTAAATACTATTGACAGCTCCTCAGTATCAAATGGGGCTGCAATTATAGGGTCTGCATTTTGTTCCGGGTGTGAGTTTGATTTGAAAAATAACCCGCAATATAATGCAGATGAAGCATTTGGAAATTGGTTTTTTGGAGCCGTAGCCGCTACTCTCGGTTTTTCTAAAGATGAAGCAGTTCGTTTAGCTGCGATGGCGCAGTCTTACCAAGACAACGGCTGGAGCTCTCAAATGATCTACAACTACTTAAATAGTTCAGGTGATAACTCTGGTGATCCAGAACTGGTTATACGTGGTTATGACTACAAAACGAACATCTACGACGCTGACCCTGATAATGAAACTAACTCAGACTCTTGCTCACCGCAAAGTTCTAATCCTAGCAACTCAGGCCTTGGTGGCGGTTACAGTGTTGGCGGAGGTTGGAACCTTGGAATTTGGATTGGTTTTGGTGGCTGCATTGGTGACTGCGAAATCCCTACAGGACGGGTAACCATAACGGACCTTGCTACAGACCCTCGATAACACCAAAGTCACGCTCTAAGCAATGACTAATTCTCACCCCCAAAAACGTAAAAGATAAAGAAATAGTGGAACAAATAAAATTTTGTATTGCCATCAATTTTGTATCCATACTTTTGTGCATTGCATCATGGCTTATAGACGCAAGTGCTTACCTTGGGGGTGAGCAAAAGCTGAGTCTGCTCATTCTCCTAACCTTCGTCATTTCTTTTTGTACTAGTTGCATAAGTCTTGTTTGGATTATTTTTTTAGGAATAGACAGGGCATTTTCATACATCGTCATGAAAAACTCTTCACCTGCCAATGAATTCATTGTAGTTAGTCTATACACAATTACCGTTATTCTATGTTGCCTATATTATTTTAGCCATTATTAGCTACCCTACACTTTCTAGAGTAAGTCCCTTTCTTTGGCGGTTTCAGTTAAGTGATAAGGCTTATTCCTCTATGCTTTAGATATAGTTCCTTTACTATGCTTTGACGGGTCCGATTCTAATTCAATAAACCGCTTATGATCCTCAAAGTTGTGCAAGTGTCCATGAACAATGTCTTTTAGAGGTAACGAAACGCTGTACTTGTTTAGAGTATAGTTTTCATCTTTTTCATGTTTCTCTTTATACAGTGTTACATATGGGGTAACCGGGATGAATTTAAGCGTTTCTTTACAACGATAACCGCTAACAAGCGGGATAATTTTGACATCGTTATAATCTGATGTAGGCACACCAAAGACATACCCAATGTAAACTTTTCTATCCGAGAGCGTAAATAATATAGGCAACCCAAATTCGTTTGAGTCATTAATAAGCTCTAAGAATTCCGGCGATTCTGAATCGTTAAGTAATGCCTTCACCTTAGCTTTTTTTCTATCCGAGGCTTTCTTTGGAATAAAAACCAAAGCAATGACACAGCTGAGCACTGCGACCTCAGCAAAGGTGCCTATCCAGCTTGGGATGGCAGCTGTTGGATACGCCTTTTCGAAAAGTGCGTCAAAAGGTCGCCAGCTAACGCAAAATGCCCATTCGGCGAACAAATGCGCACCTTTTCCAAACGGCAAATATAACAATGTACCTAGTAAAACTAGGCACATGCCGGTTAATGCACATAAGAAGAAGGATTGGTAGCCAGATAGCTTAGCTAAAGTGCGATAACCCGCCGGGTGAAAGAATAGAGCAAAGAAACCAACAACGCAGATAATTAGAATAATTAAAATGTAGGGACTTACCATGCCTTAAGAATCACTCGCCTTAGCCGGTTTCAGTCCAAACTCCTCTTCAATGGCTGCGAATTGTTTTTGAACCTCCTTGCTTTTCCAAAGAGACTTCTCATCAAAAACAATTTTGTTGTTTGTCACTTCCAGTATCTTAATTTCGTATTTATCAAGATTTACTTCACGGGTTCCAGCCGATAGAAGTTTCGATAGAAAGTTAGTCATACCGAATTCCTTTGTTGAATAACAACCCTACTTTGGAGTTGTTTATTATATAGACTTCTTTGCTGATAATGAGTTCATCCTACCGTAAACAAGTTCGCTTTTCCAACTCCCTGCTAGACAGTCGCGCAGCGACAAGCCCCGCAGGGTTGCTCACTACCAGTCTCCAACAACGGGCTAAAGGCCGTAGGCAAAAGAGACCATCAGCATCTAGTAGTTGCCCCCTAGCGTAAGCTAGGCAATGGGCAACCTTAACCCAAGCACCACGGCGGCCAGCTTGCTGGCCTGCAAGTGGGCTCATCATATTCACACACAGCGTGAACGATATAAGTAATTCTTTGAATTATTAATAGGCAGATAATATTGCACATTATTCTCAGCAAATAGCACCTTGTTCAAAACCCGCTTGCACATTCTTGTGTATAACTCACAACGCGCCCTGGTAAAGTGACGCAACTCATCTTAAAGCGTGCTGAATATGCTAAAAAACGGGCACAAAAAAGGCCGCAATTAGCGACCGTGCAGGGGTTATCGCCCAAGCCATGCTTGGGTATTGGTTAGTTTAATCGTTCGTTAGGTGGGCGCTCTACGCCGGTGAACGAGCGCAATGATGCCACTTCTTTGTTCACCATATCGGTAAAGGCGTCTTTGGATACGGTGCCAAGCTTATCGCCAAGGGTGGCCATCACTTGTTTAACGGCCACATGACGTTGCTCTTGTGCGGTTTTAACGCGCATTTGACGAGTAAGTTTCTTCTTATCGCGAAGGCTTGCGTTGCGCTCAAAGGCTTTGCGGCGCCAGCGAAGCTTGCCGTCTGCTTTTATCTGGCTAATGCTCATCTTGCCTACTTGCTCAGGCGTAAGCCCACTGTTAAGCCCTTGGCTTTTTAACAGCCCTAGCCGCTTATTACGCTGACGCTCGACGCGCTCAAAGGTAATGCCAAGCGCATCAAAAAAGACCGGTGTCACCTCGTAATACTTATCAACCCACACGCCGCTGTGCTTATCCCACACTTGCCAGGAACGGTCGGCTCTTATCCAACCCATCTCAACCATGTCTCTAAATGCACGACTGGCACGAGAGATTGAATACTTTGCTTGATACAAATCATCCTCAGCCACGCGCTCAGCTTCACCCTTTGAGAGTGTGGCCAAGCCGGCCATGTGAGCCGCGGTTGATAATGACAGCTCAACTTGGTGAGTGACCAGGTTAATGTGACGACAAAAAACAGTAGCCAGAGCCCGGATGGCTTTCTGGCGATCAGGGTAAAACGCTTTGCGGCGACCGTTCATCCACCGCGCATGATAGGCCGAATCGCTTTTCGTCATATCAACCAGCTGCGACTTGGTTACTAAGTCTTTAATGAATGCCGGTGGGTTTTTGTAATGGGTAGGCTCAACATACTTAGGAGCGCTATTCTTCACCTTAGTGCAGTGCTCTCCGCGAGTGCGCTGTGATTGAACAACTTCCTGAGCCAACATCATCACCTGCCCTACCTTGCTAAATGCGTATAGCCACGCGGCGCAGCTGCTTGCAACACCGAAGCGTTTAGGGTGATTTCAAAACGGCATTGCTCGCTAATGTCTTTAAGCGATGTCGCTGTGAATATGTAGTGGTGACGCTTTAACAAAATAAGTCCTTTTCTTATCCATTTACTTTCAGTGCAGGCAAAGGTTGCCAAACCTGAAATCGATGTGTAGCTCACACCGTTTACATCCGCTTCCACACTCAAGCCAATGAGGGTGAGTTTCATGACGCCGCTGTTGCATATTGCGGCTTTGGCCAGCTCTTCAAAGTGGCGACTCAAGCGAACTCCTTAATAACACCAGGTGGAAAAAAATGGGCGCCAACAACGCACGCCCGAGCCGTCCCTGGTAAGTGCTAACAAGCTTATGATGTGCACGGTTTTGATAACCCAGACCATGCAAACTGGAGCATGCACCGTTTCCCGACGACACAAAGCTGGTTAATAACGCCCCAAGGGTTACAAGTTGTTCCGCTTGAAGTACCCAACATCTCGTCTAATAACGGCATCCATAAGATCCAAAAAAGCTTTCGATGGCACACTGATAATATCGATCTCCATGCCATTATTAGCCCCTGCTTTAGTAGGTAACCAGTCAGCATTAAAAGGCCTAACTTGAAAAGTTTCGTGTGCTTGTTTGGCTTCAATGAGTTTCTGCTCTATTTTCTTTGCATCTTCTGCCATCTGAGGAGGAAGACGAAGCATTTCTCCATGAAGCGAATCAGCCAACGCAGTAAGCGCCCTCATTTCATGATTTACTTTTATTTCAAAGACACACTTGGCCATTACGCCACCTCGCGACGATTGTCTTTAAGCGTTCTGGCAAGCTCGGCTTTGCGAACTTCAATTGCGTTGCGCGCGCCAGTGGCGTTTAGCTCAAAGCCTTTCCAACAGTACTGGCCGTTCTTGAGTGTGATGGGTGATTTGCCGGCTCCGGCAAAACAGCGGGTCGATAGGGGGGAGCGGTTCATAGCAACACCTCCGCAGTGCTGCAAACCTTGTGTGTAATTCGTACATTTGTCATAATGACCTCCGGTAGAACCCCTAGAGTTGCCGCTCTATGATGGGGTTTTATTGTCGCTGGGGTGGCTTGCCGCCCCGGTTTTTAATTCTTTTTCGTGTATTGTCTAGTTTCTGATTCTTCGAGTATTTTCTTTATAGCTGGATAAAATTGAATCCCAAGCACACATACTGCATCAAATGCCATTGCGGCAGTCACAGGGCTTGAATCTGCCCCATACACCTCTTTTTTTAAATCATCTAGCCTGTCGGTGGCAAAGTGAAGGCAATAAAATGCTGCATCTTTAGGTAGCTTACGTTGACCTCGCTCTATAGAGGACAAGTTGCCTTGGTTATAGACGCCTATACGCTTCGCAAACTCTCCTTGCGTGAGCTTTTTACTTTTTCTTATCTCTTTTACTACCGACATAAACCACCTTTCAAACTCTTGAACGGGATAATTACATATGGAAATAATTATTTCAAATATATATTTTTAGAAAATCTGTAAAACATTGAATACGTAACAATCGATTGCGACTGAATATTTCGAGGAGTAATATAAACAGCTAAACAAGTTACAACTGAAACACATTGATGCAACAAGAGGTTTACTTATGGCGTGGTACGATGAAGCAACTCGTCTTATCGAGCTAAAGAAGCGAGATGAATCTCGGAAGATAACCCAAAAAGAAATCGCTGGTGCTTTAGGTGTTAGTCAAGGAGCTCTGAGCGCGAGACTATCTGGTAAGCAAAAAGCTGATGATGCATTTAAGGAAAAGCTGGCAAGCTGGCTTAACGTTAGCAGGCTTGCTCTAGAGCACGGAGGCGCCAAAAGCCCTATTTACTCAGTATCTGACGCCATAAATATATTTAACGGCGAAGAAGCAACGCCTATTGACAGAGCAACTATACCACCCGGCCTAAAAGGTATAGCGTTCGAGGTTACTACAGATAATTTAGGTGCAATGCTCGCTGATGGCGGTTGGATCTTAATTGATCCAAATGCTGAACTTGTAGACGGTAAGCCCGTTTTAGTTTCTGTTGACGGAGAGGCGCCCACTTTTATGTTTCTTAAGCTTCTCCCTGGGAAAGCAGCACTGTTCACGCAAGATAGGAATATCGATCCTATTTATGTAAATCTCGATGAGCTCACATTTATCGCACCGATGATACATGCAGGCTGGAAGGACTAACCTGTAAAGACCTGACTCAAACCCAATACCTTTCATAGTAAAATCTCTCTCACTTAATCCGCTATATGCGGATTTTTTGTATCGTTTGAAAAGCAATCTACTCATTTTTGTAAATAAATCTTTGGTTTTTGTCGCATTTCACTATTTTTAAATTTCTGTTTGAAATATTTATTTATTTTATTTATATTCCAAATAGAAATAATATTAGGTGTTAGAAATGAAAAAACTCAAAGACGCATTCACACTCGCCGTCGCCATCAGCGTCTACCTGCTGTGCATTTACGCCTTTGATGTGGTGTATGCCTAATAGCTTCAGGAGACGATATGACACAAACAACAGAACAAACAGTCGAGCTTGAGGCTCACTACCTCGACCTTGAAAGCTGGGTGTACGCTTTAGCAAAAGGGCATCCAGCCAGAACCGAGTACGAACAAATGAAACAACGCCTAGCAGACATCGATACAGCAGATAAAGAAGCAAAGACAGAGTATCCGTGCCCCTGTCGATTCAAGAAACTTGGAGAGTAACCGCATGAACCCACACACAATACTAGTACCAGGTGCAGAAACCGAAGAGCGCGTTAAGTTGCTTATCTCGCTAACCAATATTCGCAGCGACAAGGTCATTGATGCACTTATCGACCATCTAAGCCGTGGCCATGCCACCGCTCAAGCTGCTGCACTTAATCAAGTGGAGTTGCCTAACTTCTGTCGCGCCAAAGCTAGCTTAATCATAGCGAACGGCATCGTCGAAAAAATTAAAGAAATCGACTGGCCAGAGTTATCAGAAAACCGATAAGTGGTAAGGAGTCATTATGAATCAGGTTACTCAACGAGAAGTTAAGTTTGAAGTAATGCTTAGGCGCTACAAAGACACCTTTAAAACGGAAGTGTTGAAGCACTACACCACGCTAAACCGCCTAATAAATAAGAAAGACCCGCTTGACTATGACATGGTGGACATCATTGCCAAGCGTCAGCTAGCAGGAATAGTTAACGATGTTGAAGTCTATGAAGGCGACATTGTCCTTTCGGCTTGGATCGCACCAGACGAAACCTACCCGTCTCATGGCTGGGTAGGTTGGTGTCATCACCGACTGCAGTTTGTTGTGCATGACAACTTTGGCGAAAGTGATTCGCTCGGTGAGCATTGGTGTGACTGCACTGTCATCGGCAACATCTATGAAAATCCAGAGCTTTTAGAAGAAATAATACTAAAGCCGGCAAACTCTAAGGAGTCATTATGAGCAAGTCACAATTGCAGCCAGGTGCTATGTACGGCTTTTGGTATGACTTTAAGAGTGCTCGATGCAGAATATTTATAAATTTTCTAAGTCTGGGGCTTTCACAACAATTTCGAGATGACGCCATTAAAGACGGTCAAAACCCAAGCGAGATTTTTGTGATATGTGAAGAAGCGATGAGAGCACGGTCGCTTAATGGTGAAGGTAAATCATGAATACAGTCTTTCTACTGATGGCCGAATATGAAAAAGCCGTGCTGCCTCTGGATGAAATTTGCGAGTCCTATTTTGGCTGCACGCCAAAAGTAGCTGCACGAAAAGCTGCAAGTTGCGAGTTGCCTATTCCAGCATTTCGCCAGGGCAATACACAAAAAAGCAAATGGGCAGTACACGTTCACGACTTGGCTGCGTTCATCGACACCCAGCGTCAGGTGGCGTCGAGCAATTGGCAGCGGGTGAATGGCTAGAATGAAACAGCATCAAAAACAACAAAAGCTGCTCGAAGCAGCTTTTTGTATTAGGTCGGAACGGCGCCCGCAGTGCCAAATAACTTGGATCCACTGAACAGAACAGCATCTGTACCACGTTCGGCACGTCTAGGGTAACTGTGCCTTTACTCCAATGTCTAACCTTCTCTGGTTACCTCAGGTTGACAAATCGTCTTTAAACGACCTAGAGCCAAGACTAACGGAATCCGGCTATGGTGTCAAATAAGTAGGGCTGTTAAACTTCTCACCCAACAAGGACAAAATACTATCCTCTTTGAGGCATCATGCCAACCGATACCTTCACCGTCACCGGAAACAACAAGTACGACTATTGGCTGGTTAACGGCCGGCGAGACTGGGCTGTCATCCCATCCGGAACAATAACAGGATTCGATGAGGACCTTCCAATAAGACTTCAAGTAGGCCATGCCGGCTTTGGCCAAATTCACATCGAAAAGAGACATAGACATTGGCTTCGAAAGATAAACAAGTCACTGCAGGAAGTGTTAGCACTTAAGCTTGCGCAACCAGGGACAATTTACTCTACTGAAGAAGATCGAAAAATTAAAATAGCAATGAGATTATCACCAGATGCCTTGCTGATATTACGCTTGACTCCGCATCGATACGGCAACTTTTTAACCGTTGTTAGTCTATACATCAGAAACGGCAAACTGGACGGTGATATTTTAGGGCGTTATTGCTCATCGTTTAAGAACTAACAAAGTATATGCTTGAAAGGGCCGTAAAGACCCATTTCAAGGTAATAAAAGTTACGCTTTGCTTTTCTCAAAAGGCAGAACCTTAGCAGCAGCCTTTTTAGAACTACCTCCCGAAATAGCCCCTCTAAACTGTATTAAATTACCAGGATCATTTAAGTTGTTTTCAAAGTAGTTTTCTTCAAGTCCGCATAATGCCTCAAGGGTATTAGCCGAAAAACCAAGCTTGTCCAATAAATCCTGCTTGGAAATTCCTCCACTATCTACAAGCATCTGGATAGCTCTATTAAGTAGTCTAGGACGTTCGATTGGTATTTTATTATCATATGGCTCAAGCGTTCTCCATCCCTTCGCTGAAATTCGCTTAAACAAATTAGTTTTAACCCGCTCGTCAATAATATCCAGCTGGTGACAGCGCATTACCATTGCCGAGACAGAGACTTTCCAACGAGGCTTTAACGCTACAAGGCTCTCAAGGTTTGGATGTGACAACTCACGCGCAAAACTAGTAGCAGGCAGCAAAAATGCGCTAGCAAAATAATTTGCCTGTCGCTCTATTTCGGCAATATTTTTTTTATCAAGCTGTTCCACAAACCTGTGCATGACTACATGCCCAAGCTCGTGAGCAGCGTCAAATCGACTGCGAATACCATTTGCTTTGTCGTTTGCTAAAAAAACATACGGACGATTATCACGCGAGTTCCACCGTGAAACACCGTCCATTTTCGCATAGCCTATGTCTCCACGGCTGCAGATAATACCGTTATTCTCCATCGATAGAACCACGTTAGATACGGGTCCTTCACCGAGCCCCATCGCCATCCTTGTCGCCATCGCGAGTTCTTCAATATCTTCATCTTCTAGTAGATGATATGGGGTAGTTACTATAGGCAGATTTACTTGAGTCCAATCCAACCAATGCTGCAGTAAATCAGAAATCTCGAACATCCATTCGAGCTTCACTTTACTTACACCTTGTGCTGCTTTTGAAGTTGACGCCAAAGTTCTAAAAAACGATGGGGTATCACCATACTTTTCTATTGGCCGAAGAAACCAATGTGTAGGAACATTTACTGCACTGCTTAAGGTTTCTAGCTTCGCCGCCTCTGGCGACTGTTTGCCTGATTCCCAGTTCGTGATAGTCGCCGGAGACACGCCGACGATCGTTGCTAAAGCAACCTTAGTAATAGCTAACGATTCACGAACCTGAGTCAAACGTTCACCACAAAATTCGTTTACACCAGCTCTCAT